CGCCTATCAAGGTTACTACAACCCAGTAATTCCTAAAAGCGGTTCGGCCAATACAATTATTGAGGTAACTAATGACAGCGGTTACGGGCATTACGCAAACGAAAACGGGTTAGAATACATTATGTACGCTTGGGCGTCTGTCGAGGGCTATTCCAAATTTGGTTCCTACAAAGGAGCGGGAAGCAATGGCGTTTTCGTTTACACGGGCCATCGTCCGAAAATGGTCTGGCTCAAAAACACAACTACATCAGGTAGCTGGATGATGTTTGATGCAGTTAGGGATACTTACAATGAAACGGTTAACTACCTTCAGGCCAATAGCAGCACATCAGAGACAACTAACTCCGGCTACAAAATAGACATACTTTCAAACGGATTCCAAATCAATGTGGAGTCAACTGCTATGAACAATTCCGCATACGATTATGTGTTTTGTTCGTGGGCTGAACAGCCGTTCGCAGCACCAAGCAACGCCAGATAGGGATTTACTATGCCATATATTACAACAGAAGGACGCGCACTTCCGCTAGACAAGGCGTTCAGCCATAACAACATTTCATTCCCCGCCAACTGGCTTCGGGTGTCCACGGAGGCTGACAAGGAAGCGCAAGGGATAAGCTGGGTTACGCCTGAAGAGCCGCCAGTAGTTCGTGCGCCGCTGGAGCGTGAGAAGAGTGACGGCATTGTTCGGGCTAAAGACACTGCTGGGAAGATGTTAGCTCAATCCGATTGGATGGTGATTGCCAGCGTAGAGCGTGGCCGAGCGGTGGCAGAGGATTGGGCCGAATACCGTGCAGCAGTGATTGCAGAGGCGGATCGTCTGGAAGGCGAATACAACGCTGCCGAAAGCTACAAAGATTTTGACAAGATTAAACAGGAATGGCCGCTGAATCCAAACGAACAGGCCGAGCGTGACCGGATGGAAGCTGGGGAAGAGGAGGAGAAGGATGCCTAAATCAATCGCCAGAACCACAAAGGGCAAGGGGGCTAACTACCGTCCCACCAAGTCAGGGGCAGGAATGACTAAGAAAGGTGTAGCTGCTCACCGACGGGCAAATCCCGGATCAAAGCTAAAGACTGCTGTAACTGGCAAAGTTAAGGCGGGAAGCAAGGACTCTAAGCGGCGAAAATCTTACTGCGCTAGATCAGCGGGACAAGCTAAGAAGTTCCCAAAAGCAGCGAAAGACCCAAACTCTCGCCTCAATCAAGCCCGCAAAAGGTGGAAGTGCTAGTATGAACGAATACAACCCAGACAGTATTGACTCTATTCTAACCCGCATGGAGGCGAGGCAGGTAGGAAATACAGATAAGCTTGACAGAATGATTCGACAATTAGACGACCATCAGGTAAGAATTGAGAAGTTAGAGACATTCAAATGGTGGCTCTTAGGGGCTGTCGGCGCAGGATCAGCGGGTGGAGGATTAGCGTTAAGTAAGATATTCGGAGGATAATATGCCAAATAAAAAAATATACAAGAATGAGAGCAAGGCGGACTTTAAGAAACGCATAAGCAAAAAAGGAATGGCTAGAACCACTGCCAATAAAAAAGCAAAAAAAAGGAGCAAAAGTGGATATTAAAAATAAAGACTCAATCCTTAACGGAATAATTCGTCACATCCTAACAGCGGGTGGAGGCGCATTAGTAGCTAGAGGAATGGTTGCGGAGACTGAGGTGGAAGCCTTGGTTGGCGCAGTAATTACAATCATTGGCTTGGTGTGGTCAGCACTAGCTAAAAAGAAAGCAGAATAAAATGCCAGACTTAACGGGTGGTACAACATTCACATCGGGTCAATCCGTAACTCACGGTGATCTTAACAATCTAGTAGGAAATGCTACCATTAACGACAATGCAGTAGTAACAGCTAAGATTAACAATAGTGCTGTAACAACCACAAAGATACTGGACGCTAATGTAACTACAGCTAAGGTTGCCGATGACGCCGTTACCTACGCTAAGATTCAGGACACTGCCACTGACAATAGATTGCTAGGTGCAGCCACGGCTGGTGAGGTAGGGGAGGTTCAAGTTGCCACAGACATGGTAGCTGATTCTGCTATAACTACAGCAAAGATAGCAGATGACTCTATTACTCTAGCCAAAATAGGGGACGGCACTCAGGGTGACGTATTAGTTTATGGCGCAGATGGAGCACCTGAGTTGCTAGGCACTGGCACAAATGGGCAGGTACTTACCGCTGGCGGTACAGGAGCAACTCCGTCTTGGGGGAGTGTTTCTGGCCCGACTTACACCTACTCAACCAGCACTCCATCTGGCGGAAGTGACGGTGACATTCACTTGCAGTATTACAACTAAAAATGGCGACCACATCTAACTGGGATTCAGATACCTCTACTGGTGGTAAGGGGTTTTCTCGTTGGTATGTGAATGATAGCGGCACTTGGGACAGGCTCAACGGAATGCAGGTATATGCGTCTGGCGAGTTTAAGCGTGTGCGAAAGGCGTGGACTAATGTCTCTGGAACGTGGAAGCCGATTATGTGGCATCCTGAGCTTAATGAGGTAATAGATTTAGGAACATTAACCTTTAGGTCTAGAGATAATAGTTCTTCTTCCTGCCAAGGCTGGTTTAAGTTTGTAGGCGGAGACTTGACTAGCTCTAGTAGTTGGGAGAGCAGGGTTACTGTTTCTCAAGCAAGCGGCGGGTTTAGTAGTGATACTGGATGGGTTAGCGGAATGGCGGATGCTAGTGCAAATCAAGCTAGAGGCGCATTTAAGTTACCGCATCCTACTGATTACAATAGCGGCGGCTCAACATACGCAAGTGAGTATGGTGCGTGTACTCCCGTGCTTCACGGAGGAGGAAGCCACTCTGGTAGCTATTGGGTCGTGAGGGCGTGCTATTGCAATACAGACCTAAGCAAATCCGAAACCAGTGCCTCAAGCTACAACCCTTGGGGATATACAGTTTTCTCATAAAATGACACCTATACCATATTACGGAAGGAGCTTGACCAAATCTAACTTGGCTCAGTTTATTGCTGACAAGCTACAGAAAACAGATCAGGGAAGTCTGAATCTAATTAAGTCTTTTATTGACCGTAGGTATGAAATGATCTGGAACTCTGCTATATGGCGTGAGTCTTTAGGTACAACATCTTACTCTGTAACCGCTGAAACAGAAGAAGTAACCCTCCACGCTCAGGTTCAGTTTCCTATAGCAGCTTCTTGGGATGATGAAGAAATTACACCTATTGACTATTCCGCAGTGTTCAGGACTGACCCTAAACTATTCTCTGAGACAGGTAAGGTTGCCAATTTTATTGTCCTTCCAAATGACTCCACGGGTCAGGCAAAAATTAGGCTGCTCAGGAAGCCGAAGGAGGCTAAAACGCTTTTAGTTCTTGGTAAGACATTTATCAACGTGCTTGGTGATGATGGTCGCCCAGAGATAAATGGAGTAGATAACGCCCTTTTATGCTTTGTTGAGGGGGATATGCTTGAGCACCTGCGCCAGTACCAGAAAGCACAGATTAAATTCCAAGAGGCTTCAGCCCAGCTAATGATAGTTAAGGACATGGAGACTCACCAATCAGCAAGTGACACTAGGATTATCCCGCAAGTAGAAGCGTCTTGGGACTTAAACGATTTCAGTAACTAATGCCTGTACACTACAACGATGGTCTTGATGACCAGTTAGCTTACGACTTGTCCGGTAGTTTTATCGGAGGTCAGATAAGCAATGTACGCGCTAATCTCTTAAAGGAAGGCCAGTTCCACGAAGCTAAGAATATGGACATCGACAAGTTCGGTGCTATTTCTACTAGGCGGGGAACTTCTATTGTAGGCTCTACTCTGACGAATCCGATCAAGGGGCTAACCTTTTTTGACACGCCTTCCTACGAAGAGATTCTAGCTGTATCTAATGGTGTTCTGTATAAGTCAACTGGATCAACCTTTTCTAGCGTATCAGGGTACACCCCATCAGCCTCTAATAATGTTGAGTTCGCTCAGTTAGTGGACAAAATGTTTATGACGGACGGGAGCGGTAACTTGCACTCCTACAACGGTTCAGTAGTTACGGACGAACCCACCGCAACCGGCTCATCAATACCTAGGGGTAAGTTCTTAATATCCCACACGAACAGGCTTTTCTCCGCAAACAATAACAACTACGACGATGAAGTTGCGGCGAGCGGTATTCTAGACGGAACTACTTGGGGAACTGGGTTTCAGTTTAGAGTTGGTGGCGGCGAAGGTGATCCTATTACTGGCATAGTAAGCTGGTATAATTTTAATTTAGTCGTATTCAAGGAACGCTCAATTCATGTAGTGGTGACTGACCCGTCTCAATCATCTGCTAGTGGCTGGGCTGTTAATAGAATTGATAATACTGTTGGTTGTATTGCTGGCAGGACTATAGCACAGGCTGGGTCTGATGTGTTCTTCTTGGCTAGAGATGGTATCCGTACTGTACGCACTATTCTCTCAGGTGCTCAGAGTTCTGTGTCCGAGCCTATCTCTACGCCTATTGATGACATTATACAGAGAATCAACTGGGGCTACGCTAAGAACTCATGCGCTAAGTTCTGGAACAATAGGTACATTATTAGTGTTCCTTTAGATAACGCCACAACCCCTGACTACACTATTGTATTTAATACTGTAACTAGGTCTTGGAGCGGATACTGGACAGGGTGGACTAATAACGTGTACGCCGAGT